GACTGGCTGGTATTGATACTCCTGAGTCTCGTACTACAGACAAGGCTGAAAAGGTCTTAGGATTAGAAGCAAAGGCTTATTTGAAGCATGCTATCGACTCTGCTAAGACTGTAGTAATTAAGACAGAGAAAATGAACTCTTCAGAAAAGTATGGTCGTATTTTAGGTTGGGTATATCTTGATGGAGATACCGTTTCTCTAAATGATAAGATGATTAATGATGGACATGCTTGGGGATACTTAGGTGATACCAAGGTCAAAGATTTTGATGCACTTGCAAAGGCTAGAAAGAAGTCTGGTAAGTGAAAGATCCAGACAAAATAATAGACCAACTGATTTTAAAAGGTGGTCTAGAGTTTGTGGGTATAGATCCAGAGTCTGGAGAAGCCCTATACAAGCCAACAGATATACTTAAAAAAATTAATCCGAAGTTAAGCAAAGAGATGTCTGCCTATTTTTCAGAGTCAACCATGAAGTTGTGGGAAAAAGGCTTTATAAATATGGATGTAACTTTGGCAGATCCTTTGGTAACGCTTGCTGAAAAATCTTTTGACATAAAGGCTATTGATTCTTTAAACAAAGAAGAAAAAATAATAATACAAGAAATAATAAGAGTTCTTTCAGAAAAAAAGTGATACAATGAACATTAGGAGGTATCTATGAATAACTGGTATGGTGCCACTGGCTTAAGTATAACTATCCTCCTAGTCTTGTTCACATACATTTTTGCATCGAGGTCTGGTAAAAAACAAAATATAGTAAGTCAGGCCATGCTTCTTCATAGGTTTAACAATGGGAAAAAGTATTCAAGAAAAATAATGACTCAGACTCAATCGAAGATGCATTACAACAAAACCAACGTAAAGGTTATCATACTAGACAACCAGGCTTACTGGATCAAAGATAATATTTTTTATAAAGCACCACTAGATGGCCAGTCAATCGACAAAGAGTCAGCAGAACAAGTTGACACAATACATATGGATAAGGTACAATTAGACAAGATGCTTTTTATAATGGATAGACTAAGAGAAGGGATTAACGATGATAGTAGGGGTTCAGGGGACAAGTAGTTTTGATAACTACAATATATTCCTAAGATCAATGGCTGTTGCCCTTTCTGAGTTAGAAGAGCAAGACAAAGATTTTCTTGTTTACTCTGCAGGTCCAAACAATATAAACATGATGGCTATGGAGTTTACAAATTTATCTGAAAGAGGAATGAAGTCAAGAAAAAAGAACATTAAGTTTTTTAAGGTTACTCCTGAATGGCTAGAAGAAAACATAAAAGATATAAATCATTTTGCTTTTCTTTCTAATCCAAAAGAGCCTGTTTCAAAGATTGTTCATTTGTCAAAACTAAATAATATAAATACAAACGTATACACTTTTTAAACTGTATACACAACCTGTGCAAAGCACACAACAGAACGGAAACAAGATGAAAATAATTAATTCTTTAAGTGTTATGGAATCAATCGTAACCAACAACAAGCAACTGTCTTGGGATGGGTGGAATGTGGTAGAAACATTTCCATCTGAAAAAGCATACTTTTCAAAGTTTGGAATATATAAAAATAATAAATGGCAAATGAAAAAAGAATTTATTCCTTCTAGCCAAGGGTGGGAAATTCCAGATAAGTATGTGAAGTAAATGAATAAGCATAAATGGAAAGATGAAGCCATATGCTTAGATTACGATACAAATTTGTTTTTTGATAAGTATGAAGAAGACGAACTTCTTAGACCAGCAATAGATGCTTTATGCTCTTCGTGCCCAGTCAGAAAAGAATGTTTTTCTGTTGGTATATCTGGCAAAGAGTGGGGTGTTTGGGGCGGAGTTTACTTAGAAAATGGAGAAGTTTCTAAAGAATTCTCTAATCACAAGAGCAAGAATGACTGGGGTAAAACCTGGCAATCATTAACAATGGAGTAATATGTATACAGATCAAATGAAAAGGGCGTTTAGGTCTCTTGTACCTCCAAAAAATTTCTCTTTACAAATTATAGATAATGATAATTTCTTAACTGTAAAGGCTATAGAAAAAGACTTCATGTCTTTGGAAACGGTAGAAATGAAAAGAGAGGCAATAGAGTATATGGTTCGTGTAAAAAAAGCACTTGAAGATAATGGGGCTATTGTATTATTGGTTAGAGAGGGTGGTAAAGAACTATGATTGAGTCAGTACTGGTTGGAGTGTTTGTATTTTTAACATTGTTATTTGCTTCGCTATACCTGGTTCAAATAAAAAAGAATCGTGCAATACTTGCTAATACTATTAATCTTTTGCTCATGCAACAGTCTGTGAATGATACAAATAAAACAGATCAGGAAAAAGCAAATGAAGATTTTTTAAAATTTGTTTCAGATTCCAGAGACTGGGCTTATCAATATATAGATGATGTTCAGTTGTCATTAAATAAATTTATTACTGATATTGAGCCTGAGATTATTTATTTTGATGAGTATGGGGTAGTTGGTTCAGCGTTTCCACACTACCATTCAATGAAAAAAATTTCTGAAGCATACAAAGAATTAAAGAAACTATTGCCAGAAGACTATGATAGAATAAGGTAATGATACAACTAAAAAGCACAAAAAATATCAATTTGTTTATGTGCGAAGAAGAGTTTTGCGAAGAAGAAAGTACTAGAATCTGGGCAAATTCTCAAACAAGAATAGTTGATTTGTGTGATTATCATTACAGTAGGGCAACAGAATGAATTTTTATTATTTTGGAGGAGTTTTTGATAGTCAAGAAAATTTAGAAACTGCCTCAAGTTTAGAAAAAAATAATTTTGCAGGAGTTATGTACACATATGACTCAACACAAGGTGATATGTTTGTCAGAGTTGCAAGAGATATAAAGCCTAGCGAAAAAATTAAATACTTGATTGCGATTAGGCCTTATACAATATCTCCTCAATATCTTCAAGCAATTAGTGATTCAATAAATGAAGTTGATGAGAATAGGGTTCAAATAAACTTTATTTCTGGCTACATAAAAGATCATGAAGCAAATATTAATGGAATAGCGGGTAAAATTAATGATAGTTCCCACTCAGTAGATAGATCTAAGTATTTGCTTGACTATATTGAAACATTGAACAATATGTCAATAAATAAAAAACCTTTAGATTTTTATATATCTACAACAAACAATTATATATTCCAGTCTGTAAAAAAATACAAAAACAAAATGATTATGCCATACCATATATATAAGCGTGGCTGGTGGTCTGATGAGTATGGGGACAACTCGTCAATGGTCGGCTTTGATTTAAAAAACAATGAAGTCATGATAGCAATGACTCCAATTATAAGAGAAAAGAAAGAAGACCTAGAGTCGTTAAGAACACATGCCTTAAGGCCAATTTGGAAAAAAGGAGAAACTACAAAGGTTGTAGATGATGTGGAATATTTTACATACGAAAGTTTTTCAGAGTTTATAGAGATGCTAGAAGAAGATGGTATCCATAGTCTTTTAATAAATGCTGTACCAAGAGAAGAAAAAAATATAATAATCCCATTTATAAAAAGGTACACAGAATCAAAAAGGTTTGTTGGTCATAGTACTAACAAAGAAAAAAATATCCTATAGGAGGAAAAAATATGAACGAACAAATTAAAGCAGCGTTAGCGTCATACGGAAGATCAGTACTTGGAGCAGCAACAGCAATGTATGCTTCTGGTGTGACAGATCCACAGACACTAGCATACTCACTACTTGGAGCATTAGTTCCCGTAGTATTGAGAGCAGCAAACCCATCAGACACGGCATTTGGAAAGATGCCTTCAGTTGATGAAGTAGATAAGGCAGTTAAGTCTGCTAAGGTTGTCAAGAAGACTGCTAAGAAGGCTCCTGCAAAGAAGTCATCTGGCGGAGGAAAGCCAACTCACCAAGTAAAATAATATAGTATAATTTATACTATTCCGCTAATAAGACTTTAAAAGGTTTTAGCAACGGATGCTCCCATGAGGGGAGAGTTAGCAGGAGTTGAATCTTCGTGGCTAATAGACCTGAGCAGTCGTCTATAAACTGCTCATTTCTTATGCTATAATATTAATACCTGCCCAAATGGGGGGTAAATTAACTTATTCGCTTGAAAGGGGAATAACATGGTAAAAACAACCTTGGATCTATTTAATGATCCTTTTTTTATTGGCTTCAACAGAGAGTTGAGTCGCCTAAATACAGCACATAAAACAAATTCACAATCATATCCACCCTACGATCTTCTAAAACTAGATGAAGATACATATCAGATCTCATTGGCTATTGCTGGATTTTCCAGGGAAGATATTGATGTATCAGTAGACAATGGAACTCTTATCATTAAGGGTGAGATTGTGGAAGTAACAGATGCAGAAGTAGTCCACAAGGGTATTGCAGGAAGAAAGTTCGTAAGATCTTTTGCTCTGGGAGAGTACATGGAGGTCACATCCGCAGAACTTAAGGATGGCATGCTTCATGTTTATGTAGTACGCATTGTTCCTGAAGAAAAGAAGCCTAAGACAATCAAGATAAAGTAATTAAAGCACCCGAGCATGTGTGTAAACTGCTCACTATTCATCTAAAATTAACTCTCAGTTAACTAATTATAACAAAAACTTATAGTCAGATCAGATATACTATAAGTATGAAATTTAAATTCATTGTTTTACCAGTAGCATTAGCCATATTTGCTAATGCTTTTTTTATTACCCCTTCACATGCCGATAACCTTCAAGGTTCTGGATCCACATTTGCTGCTAACTTTATAGACAGATGCAGGGTCGAATTTATGAAATCAACAGGAGATTCTGTTGTGTATGGAGCATCTGGTTCAGGTGCTGGAAA